TTTATCTTCGCTTCTTTTATGTCCGATAACACGTTCCAGTTTAAGTTCTGAAGCATATTGGCCTATTTTTTGATCTTTAGGTCCAGGGCAGGGAGGAAAATCTGGTGGGGGAGGATCAGGTAATGGAGGAATATCTGGCTGCTCTGTTTTTGGGAAGGGCGGTGGTTCATTATTGATAAGCGGTTCTTCTGTAATGACCATATTTTCAGGTGTATAGTCAAGAGGTACAAAACTAGGAAACGGAAAATCACACGTTGTAAATACACCATTTGGATCTTCCAATAATAAATTACGATTGCCTGTATTTTTTATATCACGATGTTGATAAGTGCAACCAGGAACATCAATATTTGGTGGCTTTGCTATCTGTAAATAATGAGGATTATAAGGCTCTGGTACTTTTGGAATATAAATATCGGGAATACTTATGTCAGGTATTTCCATTCATTCATTTTATTATAGGCATTGATGGACCTGTCATTTTAGGTAAACCATTATCTAATAATTTAGGCATCATACCCTGTACATTTCCAAGTATCTCGTTCATAACTCTTGATTTAAATTGTTCTGAAGTTACATACTTGTAACCAAAGTACGCTCCACCACTCATAGAAGCTACCATTACAAATGAGATAATACTTAAAACATTAGCTATTTTTTGAAACATGATTAGAGAAGCATTAATTAAAGCAAGCGTACCAATAACATTTATGGTACTTTTCCTGATTATAGGATTAGCACCACTTTATGTCATGTATGGAATTATCGACAGAAATATTCCTGTAAAAACTAACTAGCCGGTATGAAACTGCCCTGTGTAGGTGTTTTTTGTTCGCTTATATCAAGAACAAGACCATTTTCAATAGCTGTAACTTCATCTGCTCCAAGCACAACTTTTACATCAGCAATAATATCTGCTGCTTTTAAATCTGTTCTACTTGTCAAAGATTCAGGTTTTGTTAAACCACAAGAGCCATAACGATATGAACTGTAATCTCCATCGACTCTAGTTGCTGTCCAGTGTGCAGTATGACAAAAGCCATCGTCTACATCAAAATCAACATTAGCTAATGCCCAAGTAGTAGTTGCCATGATAAAAAATTACTTTTACTAATAGTTTAACCTTATTCTACGACTTCGCTTGGAGTTTCAACACCCTCTTCTTCTTGTACCAATGCAACTAATTCTGCATATTGAGAATTTTTAATGTTGAACTGTTCTAAAACTTGTGCTTTTTCTGCTTCTAATTTTTTACTTTGATCGTTTAAAGCATTAAATTTATCAGCAAGAGCCTGTGCTTCTTGTTTACGCTCTTCGCATCTGTCAGATAGTTTTGACATAAAATTTTTGTAATTATTTTAAAGTGTAGCGGTTGGAACGTATAACGGCAATACGGCTTATGCTCCTTCTAATCCAGCAACCTTTGTTTCTAAGGTTTCTATCTTACCAATAGCTTCTTGTAATGCCTTTGTTAAGTGAGCTACAAGACCAATAGTATTAATTGAATATCCTTCACTTTTAATTCCACCTTTACTGCCTTTTGTTTCGTCAATTAAAGTTGGATCATATTCTGTTCCATTTACAAGATTAGGTAACACGTTCTTTAATTCTTGTGCAACAAAACCACTTACATCATTATTTCGTGTTTCATCTATCCAATCAAATGTAACTGGTCTTAATTTTTTAATATTTTCTATTGCACCATCAACTACAGAGAGAATATTTTTCTTTAATTTTTCATCAGAACTATCATTAAAATCACCAGTAATAACATTACTACTGTTTACAGCCATAAATGTGGAATGGTTAGCATCACCACCATTTGTTCTTCTAAAATTGCAAGAATGGCCTTGAAATCCAAAATCAAGAAACTTTGAACTTTCAGTTGCAGCAGCATCGTGCATACCAAATTCTTTATGGGTAGTTAATCCACCAGGTCCCATAGTGACTGCTTTTATTCCGCTTGTACCACCTGTTATTCCATTACCTCCAGAACCGTTATTTGCATAAATCTCCATAGAAGCTTGGTTATTAGACCCTGTTTGTTTAGCTACGATAGTAACGTTTGTTTCATTAGAACTATCTCTAAACTCAATTCCATATCTAACATTATTTGCTCTAGTTTGGTTATTTCTTATAACCATTAGATGACCACTGCTAACTGAATCAACAATAGATAACCGTGATAATGGAGAAGAGCCAATTCCGACATTTCCATTTCCGTCAATTCGCATACGTTCTGTGCTATCAGTTACAAATCGCATATGATTATCACTATGACCGTAATTAATTTGACCTACATTTCTTCCAGCATTACCACCAACATCATCACCAAAATATAATCTTCCTGTTCCAGAAGTACTGGTTATAATTGCAAGTCCAGCATTACCATAACCAGTGCCTCCAATTACCATACCTGCATTAGCAGAACTTTCTGTAATTTCATTTACATCCGCAGTGCCACCCAATAATAAATGAGGTCCATCCCCAGTTAAACGCATTCGTTCTGCACCTTCTGCTGAAAATTGAAATGCGTTTGTTGACCCATGTGTATATTGAATAACAGCAGCACTGTTATTAGCACCATCAGCAAACCTAATGCCACTTGCTGTATTTGATCCAAGTGTTATTCCAGTTTCACCAGAACCATCATTATCTCCAATGCAAAGATCATCAGCATTTGCAGCTGCTGCTGGGTTAGAGTTACCTATAAAAATCCTACCATCAGATTTTATACGCATACACTCTTGCCAAGTAGATACATCTGTTCTTAACTTGAAAGCTAAATCTCCATTATAGTTTCCAGTTTGAACTAAATTTATTGAACCTTCTGCCTGTGTTCCACCTCCATTTATAAAACTTAAAGCTGCAAATCTACCTGCTGCATCAGAACTATTACGACAAATTATATTTGCTAAATTTCTAGTATCTGAAGTCTCAGCATAACCATTAGTTCTACTTACTGTTACATCTAGTCCTTTTCCTTCAGGAGTAGTTGTACCTAGACCTAAAAGACCAGCAGAGGTTAGACGCATTTTCTCTGTTACTACACCTGCTACACCTGGTTTAAACACCATTGCACAAGAAATAGTTGACCCACTATTAACATCTGCTTCAAATTCAATATCACCAATATTTTGCATTACACCATTATTTCGCTCGCCTCTAAACCTGATCCCCGTTCCAAAACCTGTTGTAGTAGTGCCTGATGATAGATGCTCTAAGATCAGCATATGTTCTACACTATTGGTTTTTGCGGTAGTAATTTTTTCGTGTAAAGTTGCTTGAGGACTTGTTGTACCTATACCTAAGCCTGTATCATTAAGACGCATCCGTTCTGTATTATCAGTTCTGAAAGTAATATTTGTATTAGCTTGAGCATTCGCATTATCAGCATCAAATCTTAAATTTCCATCTATACCAACAATTTGTCCAAATCTATCGCTACTTGTGTCATGTAAACGTATTATTGGATCATCAGCTTTTAGATGCAAAAGTGCTCCTGGAACTGTTGTACCAATACCAATCCGATTATTGGTAGAGTCAACGTGTAAAGTATTAGTATCAATGGTTAAATCACCAGTTCCTACAATATTTCCTGTTACATCAATACCAGCCCCAACATCAAGATTGCCAGTTACATCAATGTGTCCATCTGCATTGATTTTAAATTTACTTGCAAAACTACCACTTTGATCATTCTGTATTACAAACTCACCACCATCTGTTAATAATCTATAGTCTGGGTTTGCATTGTTTTCTGTAAGATTTATTATTGGAGTTGCACTGGTTATAGTTAAATCTCCAGTTGCAGTGATAGCTCCTGTTACATCAATACCTGCACTACTTGTTACTAATTTTATATTACCCGAATGATGTAACATTACTGCTCCGTCAGCTATACATCTAATAGCGTGCTGATCGGTTTTGGCTTCTATGAAAATATTTCCATCAGTGTCTCTAATATATAAATCACCTGTTGTATTAATTAAATATCCAGATGATAGAGATGTGTTCCCAAGTGTTAAACTTGTCGTTCCAGTGATAGCTCCTGTTACATCAATACCTGCACCTACGTCTAGATTTCCAGCTACATCAACGTGTCCATCAGAATTTATTGTTAGAGGAGTAGTGTCAAGCGAACTAGAATTAGATACTCTAAATTTTATATCTTGTCCTGTTGTATTGTGATCTATAAAAGCATCACCACTAGATTTAAACCTTAAATTATTTTCAGCAAATATACTGGAAGCACCACCAACTGTTAAAGTTCCAGTTGTAGTTATATTTCCAGTAAAAGAAGATAAACCCGCACTATCTATTCTTAATCTTTCAGTAGGAGAAGAAGCACCATCAGCTGTTGTACTGAATACCAAGCGACCTGGTAAATCATTAGCAGCAGCCGTTCCATCTATAGCAGCAGATATTCTTGCAGCAGAATGAGCAGCATCATTTCCATCAGATGCTACAAAATTAATATTTCCTACAACGTCATTGGCTAATACAAGTCCTTGACTTCCAACAGTTCCGTTTCTTGATTTAACTAATGAAAAGTTTGCTCCAACATTATTTGCTGAAAATATTCCGATATATCCATGTGCTGTTGAATCTGACCCACCAATTAATTGAAATCTAGGATTACTTCCTGAGATTGAAAAATTACTAGAGTGACCAACAAGCAAACGCCCTGAAGTGTCAAGCCTAGCTCTCTCTGTAGAAGCTGTACGCAACACTAAATCAGCACTATGTAGCGTTCCAAATGTTCCATCATTAATTATTTGTATTCCTGAAGTGCCATGCACACCACAAGTTATTTGACCTGCACTTGTTGCTATATTATTGCTAACACTTAATGCTCCAGTAATAGTTACTCCAGTATCAGCAGTTAATCTTGTTGTTCCTCCAGCAGTTAAACTAACACTATTTGTTCCACCAAATATTCCGCTATCACTATCTCCAAAATTAATAGAAGGTCCAGAGTTACTACCAGCAATGGCTGTTAAAACACCTGTCATTGTGCTACCAGCTTTAGCTACATAATTAGTATTTGATGTGGTACGTTCTGCAACCGTTACCGCATTTAAGCCAGCAGGGGTTACAACTCTATTTGTAGCTGTTCCAGTTGTTGTCTCACTGCTAGTTGCTAATTCAGATATACCAGAAACTGTAGTTGTAGCAGTAGGTGTAGTAACAGATCCTGGGCCAAATATTTTTACAATGGTATTATTACTGGCTCGCATAAAGCCACCAATACTATTTATATTTCCATTAACTGCTAATTCACCAACTTCAGGTAAATCAGATGCACTAGGAGTACTATCCTGTACAATACTATTTTTTAATTTTAAACGAATTGACATAGTTTACCTAGACTTAACTAAAGGATACATCAATTTAGTAAGTTCCTCCACTTAATACAGAAACATTTTGAAAGGAACCACCTGCTTGTAGTACTAAAATTTGACCTGTTGTAGGACTGCTGATTGTAACGTCAGATAAATCATTCAAACTGGATACACTACCAGGTCCAGATAAGGTATCAATTCTATCCCAATCATTTAAGCCCATACATAAACACCAGTCACCTGCATCAAAACTTGTTGCTGGTACAACTGCTGTTCCATTTCCAGCCACTATGCAAACAAAATAAGCACCAGTTATCGCTGCTGTCCCTGCTGGAATTGCATTACCTACACTAAAACCTGCTGACGTTCCAAAAGTTGTAAGGGTAACGATTAATCCATTAGTCGCATTAAATGTTCCACAGAATCTAAGGTTTTCTTCTGATAATCTTCCAAAACCAACAGAAAAGAAACTGTTACCGTTAAATATTCTTAATTGTCCTGTAGATTCTTGTAACCAAAATACACCAGTAGGTAAGTCAGATATATCAGGAGATGCTTCTTGTATAAATCCAGTAGATAAACTTGCTAACTTATCCATTGTTATGGAGTCATTAGCTAAAAAGTTTGTGCCAAAAGTACCTGTCGTAATTTTTGTGGTTTCTAAGTTAGGAATATCACTAGCAGAAAGACTAGCTCCAGAAGTAACAAAACCTTGAGCAGATACTGTAACTTTTGGATATGTACCTGCTGTTACTCCGCTGTTTGCTATAGATAAAACACCTGTACCAGAAATAGCCAAAGGTGCAGAAGCAACTGGTATTGATACCGCACCAACAGCAGACGCTGTAGCTACAGGTAAGTCACCTGCTGCAAGATTAGCAGTAGCTGTAATTAAACCTTGATCGTTAAAAGTTATACCTGATCTTGTAGTACCAGTAACAGTATTATTTATCGATATTGCACCTGCTGCTGTAACAGCCAAACCACCTGCTGCTGGTACGCTTACACCTCCAACTGCTGATGTTGTGGCTTCTGGTATATCACTTGCAACTAATGCTGCTGTAGCGGTTATAAGTCCTTCTGCATTATATGTAATACCATTTCTTGCAGATGCTCCACCTGTTACTGCATTGTTTATTCCTAAATTACCTGATGCTACATTTAACGATCTATCAAGATTAGAGGTATTTAATTTTGCTGCTGTTATAGTTCCATCTGTTACTTTTGTACCTGAGACACCTGAGATTTTAGCATCAGTAACAGCAGAGTTAGCTATAGCAGCCGTATCAACAGCATTATCAGCTAGTTCACTAGAACCAACTGCATTTGCAGCAATCTGTGTCGCAGTAATAGTATCATTAGCAATTTTGGCAGCAGTAACAGCGTTGTTAGCTAATTTATCTGTAGTAACATTTAAGTTTGTAATTTTAACGGTGGTAACAGCATTAGATGATAAAGCTGCGGTATCTACTGAGTTGTCAGCAAGTTCAGACGCTCCAATAGCATTAGCAGCGATAAGGCCAGCAGTGATAGTATCTGAAGCAATTTTTGCACCTGTTACAGCATTATTTGCAATAGCAGCAGTATCCACTGCGTCATCTGCCAATTCATTTGCAGTTACAGCATTATTAGCAATTTGCGTTGCAGTAACAGAAGAAGCAGTAAGTTTTGCTCCAGGGATATCACCATCACTAAAATTAGTTTTTGCAAAAGTAACAGCACTATCAGCTATTTTTGCAGTTGTTACAGATGTCGCTGCTAATTTAGCTGTAGTGACATTAAGATCTGTTATTGCTGCTGTATCAACAGCATTGTCTGCAAGCTCACTAGAACCTATAGCATTTGCTGCTATTTGTGCAGCTGTGATCGTATCATTTGCTAATTTTGCTCCAGTTATAGTCGCATCTGTAATTTTTATATTGGTAACTGCATTATCCGCTAAAGTTGCGGTAACAATTTGACCTGCTGTTAAGGGATACGTTAATTTTGTCGCTGGTATAGACGCATTATCTACTAATCCAAAAGCACCTTGTACTAAATTTTTTGCAGTTATCTTTTTTGTTTCTGTTGCACTGACATCAGCAACCGCAATCGGATCTGTTGCTTGCAGCTGGGCTGAACCTAATTCTGGTAATTGAGTAATCTGTAGATCAGCCATGTCAAGTCACTTTTAAGTACATCATAAATCTTATTTTAAGGATCTTCAAGTAAAATACCATCTCCATCCTCTTGCAATATCTTATCACTACTTTCTAATAACAAGAATGAAGGTGGTACTCCATTATGTAATCTAATTTCACCATTAGTTATAAACTCTATTCGTGCTTCTACTAAACCACTTGCAGGTACATTAACAGCTACATTAGTAACAACGCACATTGATTGATACCAAACACTATTTGTAGTTGCACTCGGATCGTGATAAACATAAAATCTACCTTCAAAATCTGCTCCCTGTTGCATCCGCACCAATAACTGACTTAAATAAACAGGAAATTCGGGACTTGCAAAATTCGCAGTATCATTTTGAAAGTTTCTATGTTGCCAAATTGTTTGTATTGTCCCCTGACCTGAAATAAGACCATTTTCATATTGCTGTCTAAACTCTTCTCCTAAATTAGTAACATCAACTGTATCTCTTGTTGTTGTAATCTCAAATTCAGTAATCTTTGCAAGAGGTCTAAATCGAGTATTTCTGGTGCGTATTAATATATTTTTTGTAGAAGATGGTGCAGTTAATGTAAGTGCATCTGTTACTTCACCAGCTAATGCGGTTGCAAAATTATTATATAACTTAATTCCACCCATATCATCAATATGAATATATTTACGGAGGTCAGGAAAATTATGTCCAGACAATAATTCTAAATTACTACCATCAACTGTTTCTATTTCAACTTGATCTCCTGTAATTAACGATCCACTAACATTATCAACAGAAAATCTTTTCTTGGTTGTGTTTACATCAGCAGGTTCTAAAGATGTTCCTAATGCAGAATTTAAGGCATCACGTTTTAACTCAATAAAACCTGTTGATCCAAAATAAATAGACATTTACAAAATAACAACAGTAGGTGCTCCATTTACTTCAAAACTAATATCTGCTGCTGTAACCTCTCCAACTGCACTTGTAATACCAAAACTTGTTGGTATTGCTTGAAAAGTAAGAAGCCTACCAATATTAGAGCCATCCTTTATTCTTAATGAGAAAACCATAGCGGTACTTTCATCATTAACACCGTCACCGTATGAAGCAGCAGTTGATGAAGTTTTTATAATATTATTTATTAAGGTACTAAGCTGTCCAGCACCACCTCCAGCAGTTTCCTGATAATAATAAACACTAGCACTACCTGTATAACTTCTAGTACCATGAATAATTGTTCTATCAGTATCTTCTAACGAAACAGTTTCTAAAACTGCTTGGTTCATACTAAAAGACCACGACCTGACTTTGGCAACTTTCGTACCATCTATAAATAATTCACCTTCTTTACCAGAATAAAAGCCAGCCATCGTTTTAGTTTAATTTTAAATACATTCTAATCCCCATCGAGGCAAGCGACAAATTTACATTGCACATTTGACCTACCAGGTCTGACACTTGTAACAGTAGGAGGACCATCAAATCTATACCTTAACTTAAAACTACGATCATTTTGGTCAATTTCTATTTCTTTAAATAATAAATTATTATTGCTTATTCCAGCCATAGCACCCGTTGTACTAAAAGAAATATAGTCATAATCGCTGTTTACTTCCTCATATAAATCTAATATTTCATTTGCTTGTGAATCGGTAATATTTGTAAATCCTAAACTTAATTTTGCGTCTACTTTTTTATTACCATATCTAAGTACAGTTTTTGCACCATTTTGTGCAACAAATTCTACTTGTGGGTATCTTCCAGGGGTATAACTTCTTGATGAAGGTTTGATGTTAGGAAAAAATCTATTAACTGCCATTAGAAAGGTTGAAAATCAGTTGAAAGATCATAATTTATTGTAGCAAGAGTTCCATCAGATAAAAGAGGTGCGTGACTTGCTGATACTTCTATTAACCCTTCATCTGTATATGTAAGAGATTCAGTTTTATATAATCTATTAGATTCAGTCGTTTGTTTTACTGTAAATACAGATCCATATAAATTAGAATCCGTGGTTCTGCCATTTACAACATTTAAAACAGCTTCATCAACAAATTCTGTTCCTGGTTTCCAATGGTAAATATTCACATTACTTAAACTACTATTACCAACACTTTGTACAACTCCATCAGGAGATATTACACCATTTTCAAATCTGTTGGTATGAGTAGCTTCAGAAATAAATCTTATATAATCACCAGGTTTTAAACCCAATGCAGCTTGCGGAGTTGTTTCAAATTTAATACCATGATCTACTTTGCTTCTTATCATTAAAGCGTGACTTAAAAACTGCTCTGCATGATTTTCATTTGTACAAAAATCGGACATATCAAATGTTTCTATTGGTAATTTTTCTACTTGATCTTGTGCTATAAAGTCGTCTGGGTGAATTGTTTTTGTTAATGATTCAGTTTCAGAAAATCCATTTGGCACTTCTTTTCTAAAATAAACTGTACCTATAAAGTTTTGACGTTCTTCAGGCGATAAAAAACTAACTTTAAGATTTCTTGTATTACCATCTGTAAATAAAGCTCTAACTGTTGGTTTTTGGTCTTTATCTATTTCAAAAGTATTTGAATCAAAAGGAACAGAAGGAAATAATGAAAACTTACCCCCAAGAATCGTAAAGTCTAATAAATTAAATATTGCGTTTTGGTATATAAACTCTCTTACATTTTGTTTATCAGTAACAACACCATCCCAATAAAACTGATTAGCTTCACAGAATTTAGCTGCAATTACCATTCTTTCCCTGTCAACAGAACTTACACCAATAGAATTTGCAAGGCCAAATCTTTTGTCTGTTAATAAAGCATATACAATTTCAGGAAATAAATTAGTTGCACCAGTTGTATTATTTATTAATCTTTCAACTTTAATACCTTGTTTTATGTAAACAGAAAATTGAGAAAAGCTATTCCATTCTTTAGAACTACTAAGACGTAATGCAACATTTGCAATACCAGTATTGCCTATAAAGTATTGAGGTGAAATACCCATATTAGTTTGCTCATTTACATAAACTATTTCATGTTCTGGTCCGTCTTGATGACTACTACGTTCTGCGTCATATTGATAATAATCTGCGATTGCATCAAAAGGGTTTAAGTTTTTACCTTTAGGCCATGGGTCTGATACGAAATCACTAAAATCAGTAACTATATTTACACCATTTACACCTGGAAAATTGCTCGTGGCTGGAATATTTATTGTATCGCTATCTTTGTAACCACTGCCACGATTATTTATTGACCATTGAGCAGCAGCATATTGGTTATTAACAGGGTTGTTATAAATTTTTATATCTACCGTACATCCAGAACCGCTACCACCTGTTACTGCAATATTTTTATGTACTACAGGATCTACGTCAGCAGTTTTCATCTCATATTTAATCATTCCATAGTAATTACCATCTTGATTACCTTTTACTTTTGTAATTGTGTGAGAAAAAGGTCCGACACCATAGCGAAAACCATCATCACGATCTATATACGGATGTACATAAGGATCTATTGTAATACTGTCAGGTTTTCTTAAAGGATCATTTACATCACGATTTCTATTGCCAATGTACACTTGCCAATGAGGATGATTTTTTTGGTTTCCCCACCTCCACGTACTACTATGTGTTCTTCCGTTATATCTAATATTTGCACTTGTATTATTATAATTTGTTGACGTTGACCTTCTATCTACTTCTATCCATCTTGTAGATTTTGGTATTGTTCCATCAAGCGTTTGTAATGTTTTTTTAATCTTACCTCCATCAACATCTGTCGGTAAATCACCTAAAAACCATTCAGTGTTTGACACATCACCACTTCTAAGTTTTTCTAAAGAACCTTTAAAGTACACTTGAAAAACTTCCTCATTAGGTCTAGAAGTATATGAAAGAAGTTCTCCACCTGCACTTAATATTCTTACAGGATTATTTTGGTCAACAAAATTTCTCTTTATTAAATTACCTGGAAATGGTACAAATCTAAATTCATATTCTTTTCTTGGTGAACTGTGGTGATTTATTCTTATGAAATTATATTGTGGCTGTGGTGAATTGCCTCTTATACCAAAGGGAACCTCATCTATATAGCTCCAGTTTAGTCCCTGAATACCAGCGACTCTTGCCTGTAATCTGAAAAAACTATATCTAGTGAGATATTTACTCATTGGACCAAGAGAAATACTTCCATCATCATCTTGATACCTTTTAACAACTCCTTTTGTACTGTCTTGAGGCACTCCATCTCTTTCGATCGCACCAGGATGGCTATTTACGTTTGGAAAGGTTGTTACCTGTTTAAATACTTTTGATTTCAACCCTATTTCTGTTACGTCACACGCTTTACTGTTACTAATCGTTCCTATTGCACATTTTTGTATTGTTAATAATTCATAACCCTTATGAGCTTTTACAAAACCATCATCACTATGCCTTATATCTATTACTCCAGGACTTGCTATTTTAAAAAAACCAGCTTGAAATGTTTTAGGAGACCATAAAGCACTAGATTTACCAGTACAAACAGCTAATGCTGATCCAATTAAATATGATTCACCTTCCTGTATTGCATCATCTGTTTCTTCTCTTGAAGCATCGACAGAAGATTTAACATCTTCAAGACCCCACGGATTAAATTCGTTACCATATTGCTCCTCAGTATCCATATTACCAATAACATATGTAACGGTTTTACCTTCTTCTACTACTTGATTAGTTTTGTTTTCATGAATAGTATCGTAGCTATCAACTGTTATATATCTAGGAAAATTTGTTCGTATCTTTTTTCTTTTTTTATTTATATCTTTTTTGTTTGCTTCTTTTAAATTTTTTTGTTTTAAAACTAATTCATAAGGCACTCTATATCTCATAGAGTTTGGCATAGGTGTATAAGCTCCAAACTGAACCTGTGTATTTGGTGATCTTGCACTGCTAACGATAGTATTGATAGCACCAAGATTTTCATCCCAATCAACAGACATTACATCTTCAAACACGCTACCATTTCTATCTACTTGAGGTTCTAAAGTTCCTTCTGAATACCTCTCTTCTCTTTCCTGTGGTCTGCCACCGTCAGTCATTGCATAAAGTGCTAATTTTTTACCTAAATAATTTTTTAATAAAAGATCACCAATGGCATAACCCGCAAAATCTGGCTTAGAAGCCAAATCTGCAAGGCCAATCATAAATAAAGCTTTTAATTGTTGCCCTGATCCAAGACTTATCATCTGCGACCATAATAATCTTGTATTTACACGAACACCTCCATAATAATATTTAGAATTTCCATTAACTTCTGTTTCTTGTTTAGTAAAAACAAGAGGTACTATTTCACCAAGTTTTGCTAATTCCTGTACTGAATTAAATCCTGTCTGCGGAGCAAATCTTTTTGGACCTGTTACACCAGCAGTTGTAAGACTAGGAGGAGTTTTGGGTGGTTTAGGTTTTGGTGTTAATAAAACAGAAACAACTGTAAGAATAACTCCAAGAACTAAATTAGCTGCTGCTGTTCCGCTTGCTAAAAATGATACAAAAGATGCAACGAATCCATTTACAACATAAGGTATTTCATCATATTCTTTAGGTCTTTTTCCGTTATATGCCTGTGTTAATTCTATAAAATAAAAATATTCATCTTCTGTTATACCTACTGTTTCACATAATTCGACTTCTGCGGGGAGTAACACCCTACGACCTCCAGGCCGTCTAAAGGACTCCATCTTACCTCCGATTCTCCGCAGTTTATCCATCCTTCCTCG